TCTGGTTTTAAAGCAAAGAAATTTCAAAACGATGAAGCATTTCTGCAAAAGAAAGAGTTTCAGAAGAAAATATTTACTATGAGTTCTAATACTGAAGATATAGAAGATGCACTCACAAATAAATTTTGGTTTGAACAGCTTAAATTTCCGAAGACAACGACTGATAAAATGCTCAAAAAGAAGATATTGAATGATTGTAAAAAGGATTTTGAAAGTGCTAGAAATGCTTACAAGAAAAGGAAAGAAATTAGATCACAAAGAGTGAATAGAATAGCAGAGTTTGTTAGTAATGTAGCGAGAAAATTAAATCATAGTGCGAAAACTTTCTGTAGAGGTAGTGAATTCATCATACAGAGAATACAAAACACTAACATTTACATGTTAATAAGATCAATAGGCAATGAAAATTTGATACACTATTCTATACTTGCACCGAGAGAGTTAATAATAAATTCAACTTTGTCAGGAAAATGGTTAAGATACAATGAAATGTATTCAGTCTCAGAAATGAGAAGCATAAATCCTGGAATGTTATCTCATTATCTATTCACAGATTGTTACTTCAGAGTATTGTCTGTAATCTTGTCAAAAATCACAGAAGGCTTAGAAAACCAAAGAAAAGCATTTATGTTATCCTTCCTTGTCTATATGGATAACAATAAGAAATTGATTGAAGCTATGCTTCAGAGTAGATATGCGTATGGAAAGGCTTACAATCAGAATTTTGCTTACAATCATACTGAACTAGCTTTAGACAAATATCCCTTTAGAATTAGAAGTCGTCTAGGAAGCTTTGTCACGAGACGATCATTCGAAGTCTTTTGTGACATGTCTGTCAATAGACCGAAACCTATGAGAAAGCAGATGTATGAAGAAGTGGAAGGTGATATAAAGAAAGAGAAGGTTACTATGGAGTATTATACTGGACTTAAGACAATCTCTGGAGCAAATGTAAAAACCATAACAGAGTGTATGCATGAATTTTACATAGCAACAGCAACAGACTCAAATTTGCAAGATCAGACTCAAGGTGAATTAGCCATTACTGACAAACTTCTTGATCAAGAGTTAAAGTTACACACTGAAACAAGAATTAAGCATGTCGGATATGTCAATGTTCTTCCAAAATATGAAATAATGCCTAATGATGTGTTCGAAGAGATTTTTGGAGTAAAACGAAATCAAAGACCTAAATCGCATGAATTTTCTTGGACATGGGTTCAGAAAGGAGCTCATCTAATAAGACATAGAATACTGGAGAAATATGGTAGTATGAAAAATTTTGTCGAAAAAAGTCTTCATCGTATTTTTAACAAGAGAATAGAAGATTTTTGCACTCTTAAAAGTTCGGCAGTTAGACTGGAGCCTGATATGAATAGATGTTCTGATCTTGGTATTTTAAAGAAGTTGGCTAGTACACATAAGTGTCTCGAAACTTTTACATCTTATCTTTCTAATGGAGGGAGATGTTTTCCAACAACAGCCTTCGATCTCATAGTGTATCTTAATTCTACTTCTGAAGACATGGAAAAACTCGAAACTGTTTTGGTTCAGTTAAGTCCAGAAGACAAAGAAAGAGTTAATAGGACATTAGAGAGTTGGGGAGATAGTTTTAAAGATGAATTGTATCAGCTAGTAGTTGACGAACCTCTACGAAACATTTTAGAATTGATGAAATGGTTGAATGATAACGGAGGAATACAAACCCTGATTTTCAAGAAACAACAGAATACAGGTCCAAGAGAAATTTTTATTCTAGATCCAATATCTAGGTTAGTTATTAATTTTCTCGAAATGATGAGCAGAGCTTTCTGCGAAGAAATGGACGTTGAGATGCTAACAAATGGTAAAGGGAAATATACTATTTCTGAAACTTATTTTGCACAAATGAAAGGACATATGAAAGCGTCGAAGCTCTATGGAAAAGTTGTAGGAATTGATTCAAACGACATGACTCAGTGGTGTCAACAGTTTATGATGAGAATGTTTGGATGTATGTACACTAACATACTATCTGATGACGACAGATTAATAGAGATGACTTTAAACACTCTTTTGAATATCTTAAATCAGGTAACTTTAAAGAGAATCCAAATTCCATTAACGATATTAATGTCATGGATAAATTCTAGGAAAAGTCTATCATTGACTGAAACTTTAATCGCTCTGAATAAGGAATTTATTGGTGAAAACAAAGAAAATTGGTTAACAGAAGAAGAAGGAGTATGGATCATAAATATAAGTAATATGATGCAAGGAATATTACATTATACAAGCAGTTTAGCTGCTAGTGGGAACGCGTATGCCATAAAGGACTATTGCGAGAATCTGATACGAGAACGGCTTAGAGTGGACAAGAAGACTAAAACTTTCATACGTGACTCTAGACTTGATTATTTAGACGAATGTTGGAAAGTGTCATCTGATGATTCTTCAGTAATTCGAGCTTTTGTTTATGATGATGAGAAAGTTAGTCCTGCTCAACTAAAGGAACTCACCATCTATTGTCAATATCTCATAAACTTAGCTAGTTACCTAGCTAGAGAGTTGTCTAGACATTATAACATGATATATTCAACTGCAAAATCTGTAGGACCAGATTTCTCTTTAAAAGAAGAATTTAATTCCATTTGGACAGTAGCAAATTCTGTCACTACTCCTTTAGTTAAATTCTTGTATCCAGCATGCAAAGTGGCAGCTGTTGATGATTTAGC